TATACAATATACAAATGCTGAAGGACAAGTTATCACAACAACATCTTCAGCTACTCGTAAAGCATTGCAAGCAGAATTAGATAGAACAATATCTAGAAGAGATACTTTATACAGTCAAGAAATTATATATTCAGACTCAGTTGGTAAACTAGATCAGCAAATGTTAAGAATACAAACAGAATCCAAAGTTTCTGCGGAAGTTGGGCCTATTAAATATGTAGCACAACAAGTAAACCAATCTGTTGACACTGTTGTTAATTGGTTTATACTTCTTTTTATATTTGTATTTGATCCGCTAGCTGTAATGTTATTGATATCAGCAAATCGTTTAATTCAATCTAAACGTAAGCCTGTTATCGAAGAAGAGTGGGATGAAGATCATGCACATGACATGGCTTTAAATGATATGGTTGATAATTTTACAGATGATGAACTGGATGATATATTTGCTGATGCTGATACATATGATGCATATGTTGATAGACATGAGCCGACACCAGAATCTGATATTTACAATGAGGAACCTCCAGTTAAAAAAGAAAAATCAAAACGAGTTATAATAAGATCAGAAATAAAATGAAAAAATTAAAAGTTACAAAAAAGAATTCAGGATATAAAAAACTGCAATGTAAATATTGCGATCGTATTGTTGAAAGAGTTGATCTAAATGCAGTTAAAGTTACGTGTTGGAAATGCACTAGTGATTCTGTTAATGGAAGATTATTGGATTTACGAAAATAATTTAATATAATAATATTATGTTAGAAGCAGAAAAGATAAATCAGAATTGGGAAATGTATCGATCTAAAGTTAATAACTTGTTCCCTACAAGAAAAGATCAATTAAATAAAATGTATGATGACTTCGAAGATCGTATCGCAATGATGCCAGCATCTTCCATGGCACACTTTCATAATGCATTCGCAGGGGGATATATCGACCACGTACTGCGAGTAATGGAATGTACAGAGACATTATATAATACATGGGAATCATCAGGTGCTGATATGTCGGGTTATACTAAAGAAGAATTAATGTTTGCAGCAATGCATCATGATTTAGGTAAAGTAGGATTTCCAGGAGATGGTAATGAAGTTTATCAAATAGAAACATCAGATTGGCATCGAAAGAATATGGGTAGATTATATAAGCATAATGAAAATATTCCTTTCACTATGGTACCAGATCTATCTATTTGGTTATTACAAAAATATGAAGTTTCAATGTCTTGGAATGAATATCAAGCTATTAAGATTCATGATGGAATGTATGATGATTCAAATAAACCATATTTTGTAGCAAGATCAGAAAAAGCTAAATTGAAAACTAATATGGCAATTATTTTGCATCATGGTGATCATATGGCAGCACAGATAGAATATGAGCAATGGAGGAATCATAAAGCAGGAACACCTAATCCTATTTCATCAAAGAGTAAAGCTACTAAGAGTACTGCGATGAAAAATTTAGCAGAAAACAATCCCAATATTGGCAACTCTATTGCGGATATATTTAAAGATATGTCATGATTATAGCATTTGGAGTAACAGCCGGAATATTTTTCGTATTAACAATATATTTTGCTTATAGAGCATTTGTATTAGCAGGCGTTTTAGCAGATCAAGAAGATTATTATGATAAGGTTAGTAAAACTAATCAATACATGTACGTGAGAATAAAACAATCTCATGAAGCAATGCAAAATATTGATAGATTGGGTGCGTTTGAAAAAGACGACGAGTCAGGAACTACCTTTGAATTATTAAAAGAAGTAACAGAAGAACTAAAAAAAGAATTTGATGCCGAGGAAAAGAAAGAAAAGTAATAATTATTATACAAGGATTCAAGACGTAGCAATATGTGCTTATAATAAGTCAGAGAATCCAGCTCAGCGAGAAAAGATATATAGACGATTTATATATCCACCATTCATGAAGCTTACAGAAAATTTAATTAATAAAATGAAACCTACTTATATTTTGAATAAGTGTTCATTTCAAGATTTACAAACTGATCTAGTTACATATTTAACTGCAAGATTAGATAAATTTAAACCAAATGCTGGTAAATCATATTCATATTATACTCGAACATCATTTAATTATCTTATTGCTGAAAATCAAAAAGCATATGTAAAAGTAAAACAAAATAGAGAACCTATTGATTTAGATGAGCAAAGAAATATTCCAACAGAAATACATAACACTGATATGCAAGAAATTATAAAGTATTTCATGGATGAGTTTGTTGAATATTGTTATGACAATTTAAATTATATATTTTCAAATCCAACCGATATACATGTAGCAGATTCGGTATTACATTTATTCGAACAAAGAATTAATATTGAAGACTTTAATAAAAAGGCTCTTTATATCTTTATCAGAGAAAGAACCGGCCTTCCAACCACAAACGTAACCCGAGTCGTAAAAACATTAAAAAACCTATACGAAACAAAATTTCGTGAATATGCTAATACTGAGTTCATGAATTTGCCTTTTTAATATTTATTATTAAAGGACATGTATGGATCGAAATGATGAAATATTCAAAGGTACCAGTTTTGCTGACCTTATGCATGATGTTTATCACAATTCCAAAAAGAAGGATAGACAGATAAATCAACTCATATCTCAGTTACAACCACTAATAAAAAATGCATCAGATGCTACTATTATAGTACCACTTATTAAAGAGTATTTAGACGTAGCAGTTAAGAATGATGATCACCTAGTTAAATTAACCGCAATTGTACAGCGATATATATCAACTACACAAACAATTACTGGTGCTGATTCTTTGCTTTCAGATGAAGAAAAGCAGCAATTGATTAATATAGCACAATCAACATTAACTCATGAACTAGAAGATGAGATTGAAAAGATTGAAGAAGAAGACCGAGAAATAAAACAAAAGATTGAAGCTGCAAAATCTAAAATAAAGGATAGTAATGCCACATCATGATGGTTTATTTGATACGGTAATATATGTAGCCGAAGTCATGAAAAAGACTAGTCCCGGTAACACATATAAAAGAAATAGTGATGTACTATATCCTGCTGGTAAACGCATGACTATTAATCAGGAAACAGGCACACAAGAAAAAACAAGAATATCTAGTGCTGATATGTTGTTTGGTATTGATGTGCAATACAAATTAAATGGTCGTTTAAAATTTATAGAAAACGTAAAACCAATCAATTCTAATATTAAACAAATCCCAATATCAGGTGAGTCAGTTTTAATATTTCAATCATTAAGTCATGAATCTACATTAAAAGAATCATATCCACAATGGTATTACATGTTACCAATGGCGTTGAGTTCGAATACTAATAGTAATATATTACCGACTGTTGGTGAATTAGAATTTGATACTGAATTTGAAGAATCTAAAGTATCTCCATTACAACCATATCGTGGTGATTTTATGCTCGAAGGAAGATATGGTAATAGTATACGATTTGGTAGCACTGTAGATTTTAAAAATAATTATTCCGAACCAGGTAAATGGCGTGGTAATAATATTGGTGATCCTATACTTGTTTTGTCTAATGGAAGAAAATATAAAGAAGACAAAGACTTTGTTACTGAAGATATTAATACTGATCAATCTTCTTTATATTTAACAAGCACACAAAAGCTACCATTAGTACTGGGAAACAAAGATCAACCTAATTCATTAACAGGGTGTGTAACTACAAGCGGTAATGAAACTAATTACGTTGGATCACAATTATTAGGTGTGTCTGATCGTGTTATATTAAAAGCTCGAAAAGACTTAGCAGTTATCGATTCGCCGTTAGGTATAATTTTAAATTCTACTGGAGCAATAAAATTAGGAAGTGAAGAAGCTTCAGAAAGTATGGTTCATGGAGAAGTATTATTAGAAGTTTTACAGAGTATAATAAATCAATTAAACACCATGGTGCAATGTGGTTCATCTACTGGTACATTTATTAATCTTTCATATGTTAACAAAGCACAGAAACAGTTACAAGACTTATTAAGTTCAAAATATAAAATGGAATTTAAACCAAATAAATAGGATTATATTATGTCAATCATACCACCACTCGATCGTCTAACAAAAGCACCATCATTTGGTGTGGATAAAATACAA